GTCGTTGCCACATCACGTGTCCGGGTAGAGCCGCTTCATCTCTTCGAACTCCTCGCGCGTGACCGGCGGCTCTTTTCCGCCGCTGTTCAATTCCTGAAAGCCGTCGGTCGCCGCGCCGATCTCGGCGAGGCTCATGGCGCGTACTTGGTCGGGCGTGAAGTGAAGCATTCCGACCATGATCTCGAAATAGCGGCGGAGAGGTAGCCGGTCGGTTAGTCGACCGTTTCCGCCGCCGCGCCTGCGTTTCCCTCGGAATCGTCCGTGAGCACGGTCAAGAGCAAGGTGGCCGCTTCGCGGATCACGCCCATGCCGGTCTTCTCGATCAGCGCGGTTAGACGCTCTTCCTTGATGCGGATATTCGCCCCGGCGAAGCCTTGGCGGATGATCGCGCGCGCGTCGCGCAGGCTCGCCTGACCGTTCGTGAAGCGCGTCGCCAGAGCGATGATGCCGACGCCGATCTGCGCTTCGAGTTCTTCGAGGTTGCCGAGCGCGAGACGCAGCGTGAACTTTTCCTCGCCGAGCGTGACTTCGCATTCGCCGCGGAGTGGCTTGGCCATCAGGTCGCCTTGCCCATCTTGATCGCGGCGACCGTGACGCCGGCCGAGGCGTCCAGCGTCGCGGTGACGAGCCCGGTCGTCGGATTGATGAAGGCGCTCGGGAACGGCCCGATCATCACGTCGCCGGTCGTCGCCCCGATCACCTTCGTCATCGACGGGATGTTGAACGGGCCGATGCCGGGCTTGTTGTCGGCGGCCGAGACCGGCGCGACCGTCACGGTACGTGTCGCGCCGTTCGTGTTCTTCAGGTGCAGAAACGTGCGTTCGGAACCGTCGTCGGTGAACGTGTCCGAGGTCGAGGCCGCCGCATAGGTGACGTCGATCGCCGTCTTGACGATCGTTTGAACGGTGAGAAGTGCCATAGGTAAGCCGCTCCGGTTACGACGGTGTGAACGTGATTTCGCCGGCGCTGCGCAGCGAGACGCTGTAGGTCATCGCGCCGTTGTATTCGCCGCTGAGTTCGATCTCGACATCGAACAGCCCCTCGAACGTGCCGATGCTGGCGTGGACGAACTGCCATTCGCGGATCGTGTTGTCCTTGGCGTAGGCGATCGCCTGATTGATGTAGGTATCGTCCAGGTAGACGCCTTCGAGAGTCATGTCGCACGACTTGACGCCGGCGGCAGCGAGCCCTTCGCGCCATTGGTTCACCGAATCCGAGTTCGTCACGTCGACGAATTCGCTGTTGATCTTGAGCGTCTTCGTGCGCCCGCCGCCCACGGTCTGAAACGAGCCGCCGCCGGTGTTGTCCAACTTGATGAGCGCAGTCCGGCCGGTTTGAGCGACCATGTGTGAGTCCTCCGATTGTGAGAGTGAGCCCGGCCCTTAGCCGTACTGATGCAGCCCCAGGAACGTGATGACGCCGTGATAGGTCTCGCCGTCCGGGTCTCTGAGCGTTTGATGCGATTGGTAGTTGAGGTAGACGATGACGCCGAGCGGGGTCGCGAGGCTCTTGTTGTGCAGAGCCGTGCGAATCCCGTCGAGCATCGCCAAGCATTCCAGGCGGCCGGGCGCGCGCGTCCAGGCGTGCAGCGTGACCGTGACTTCCGCCGCGTCGCTGTCGCTCGTCCCGGCCTCCGCGCCGATCTGATCGCCGATAGTGACATATGGATACGCGGTCGAGATTGCTTCGCTCGCGTGCGGCACGTCGTCGAAAATCTTCGTCCCGACAATTGCGGTCAACGTCGGCTCGGAATTGAGCGCGCCGCGCACAGCCTCCTGAAAGTCGCGAAACGCGCCCATGACCTAGACCTTGAACTTGCGGAACACCGCGACGCTCTCGCGCTCGACCTTGGCGGTGATCGGCCGCTTATGTCTCTGCCACGCCGGCAGGAACGCCGGGCGCGCGGCCATGAGGCGCGTGCCGAATTCCATCAGCCGGTAGACCCCGTCCGCGATCACTCGCGCGTTCGGTTTCGTCGCCTTCGATGCGATCGTCTTGATCGTCCGGTAGAGCGCGCCGGTGGCGAAGGCCGGAGCTTGGCCGGGCGCCGAGGCGCGATAGGTGATCTTCGAACGCGTATACCAGCGGCCGGTCTTGGTCCCGTCCCTGATCTGGCGCTTCACGTCGTCCTCGATCGTCTTGGCCCCCTCTTCCATGAGCGAGGCCACCTCGCGGCGCAGCTCAATCGGCGCGCGCTCTAGCTTGCGCTTGAGCCGCGTCAGGTTGAGCATCTTGGCGCGGACCTTGACCCCGGCCATCAGCTCGGCGCGCCCTCTTCGCAGGTCAGTTCCGTCCAGCGCCAGCCGCCCTCGTCGATCTCGCGCAACCCCAAGATCGCCATCTTGCGGCCCTTGTAGTCGATGCGGTCGGCCGCCGTGACATCGGTGCGCCGGCGCATGGTCACGAGCTGCGTCACCCGCATCACGATCTGATCGCCGACGGCGACTTCGCGAGGGGATCGCGCTTCCATCTTGGCCCACATCTTCTTCCCGAGTTGCAGCCATGTCTCGCTTGTGTAGGCCGCGGGCGTCCCGGCGCGCACCTTGCGCTCGATCGTGACGCGGTGGCGATATTCGCCTATACGAGCCATGTCCGCTCGCCCACCAGCGGCGCGTAGACGGCGTCCGGCGGCGTCATGTCCTCGTCGCCGCGGTGCTCGTAGAGCCAGGCGATGAGCCCCAGAATGCCATGCTTGACCTTCGACGGCACATTCGACGGCGCGTTGCCGTAGCCCGCGATGAATTGGATCTCGATCCCGTTCGCGACCCGCGCCGGCGCCGGCCATGAGCCCGTCGTCCTCAGCGTGATCCGCCCCGGCCGCGTCGCCGTGTCGACAAAGTAGTAGACGCTGTCGAACGTCGTCGGCACGTCGGCGTCGTCGTAGGTCTTGATGTGCGTCACGCTTTGCAGCGGCGCCTTCGGCAGCTCGACGAAGCCGCAGACCGGCCACGCGTCAAGGAACATCTTCCAGGTCTGCGTGATGAAGGCGCGGCGCGTGTAGTCCTCGGCCATTTCGCGCGCGGTCGCGATCAGGCCGGCGACGAGCGGTTGATCGTCGTCCTCGTCGATGCGCGCGTGCGCCTTGGCTTCTTCGACCGTCACCGGCTCTGTCGGCGGCGGCGTGACCAGCGTCAGCCGGAGTGGAATAGCATCGTCAGACATCGCGCACCGCCAAATATCCGTCCCATTCGAGCTTCTGCCCGTCCGTGTCGATCGCCTTGCAGGTGATCTTGTAGAGTTCTTGGCTCGTCCCGCCGACGAAGAGGGCTTTCACCGATTGCCCGCTCGCCACTTCGCCGGAGATCGTCACGTTCGACGAGCCGCCGACGAGGTTCTGGTTGACCGAGACGACCGAGACGACGCTCGCGATCGTCGCCGCCGTAGCCATGAGCCCGGAGAGATCGAACTCGAAGATGCGCTCCTCGTAGCTCTGCTTTTCGAGCGTCGTCAGTTGCGTCACTTGCGCCAGCCTTCCTTCGTCGTTGCCTTCCAGACGCGGCCGGCAAGCGGCGCGGTCCACTTCTCAGACGACGGCGCAACCCACACGCCCGATGGTTCGCCGACGAAGACCGTTCCGCGCAGCGTTCCGGCGTGCTTGACCTGCCGCCACAGCGTGGGCGGTGGAAGCCAGTAAGCCGGAATCTCTCTAAGGCGGCGGCTCGCGAACGGCGGGTCGTCAACCGCGACGGCAAGCGCCGCCGCATTGAGCTTGCCGCTGACGGGCGGCTGCGGCGGTGCCGGTCGCCACGCGTCGAGGATCGTCCAAATCGCACGCAGGCGTACTGGCGGATCGTCGACCGATTGCGGCGCGAGTACGCGCCTAGGCTGCGTCGGCCAAGACGGCAACGCATCGCCGTATCGCTGACGCTTCGCACCGAACGGCGGATTGTCCGTGCTCGGGATAACAGCGCGACGTGAAGACTGCGCGGGCCACGTTGCCTGCGCCGTCCACACGCTCGCACGACGGCCGAACGGCGGATTGTCCGCAGCGACACCGATCAGTGGCGCGATGCGGGCGCTCGCTTGCGCAGGCCATGCCGCCGCCTGCGCAAACGCTTGGCGCTTGAGGCCGAACGGCGGGTTGTCTTCGGCGACCGCGATCAGCGAGGCCGGCAGAAGCCGCCGCTGCGACGGCCAGTCAACCGACGCGCGCCACACCGCTGGCCGCGTGAACGGAACGAAGTCCGCCGGCACGGCCGCCTGCACCACGAACCGCAACCGCACGACCGGCTGCGGCAGTTGCTGGAACCATGCGCCGGGCGGCGTCGCGTGAACGCCGAACGGAGGATTGTCCTCCGCGACCGCGATCAGTTGCGGCGCAAGCTTGGTCGCCTGCTTCGGCCATGGCGGCGGCGGCAGCCACTGCGCGATGATCGACGCGAGGGCTGAGGCGCTCTCGCGCGGCGGATCGTCGACCGATTGCGGTTGCGTGCGCGGCGCGCTTTGCGGCGGCCACCATGCGGGCGGCGCGGCGGAAGGCTGCCGACGCGCGCCGAACGGAGGATTGTCGGCCGAGACGCCTGCGATCGCGGCGACCCGCCTTGGCGGCTGCGCGAGCCATGCCGGCGCAATCGACGGCCACGCTTGGCGTCCAAGGCCGAACGGTGGGTTATCTTCAGGAACCGCGGTGATCTGCGGGCTGAGCTTGCGCGCCTGTTGCGGCGCGGGGTCTTTGAACCTCCAATTTTGCAGTATCGCGCCGAGCGACGGCGCGGCAGGTTGATCGGCCAGCGGCGCTGCGACCAGCGTCGGAACGACAGATCGGCGCGCCTGTTGCGGCGCGGGCGGCGTCGCAATCCACGATGCAGCGACCAGCGCGACCGAGGCGGCCAAAAGCCATGGTATCGGGTCGTCTACACGCACCGCAGTGATCGAGGGCGGCAAATTTCGCCGCGCTTGATCGTAGGGGTTCTGGCCTGGCTGCCGTGCGCTAGGCTGGGTCTGCGCGACTATCGCATTCAGCGTCGCCCACGACTTGCGAGGCGGATCGTCGGCCGCCGACACCTCGCCGGCATAGGGGAAATAATTGTGCAAGAAGCTCAGCACGCTAGAGCCTCCTCAAGCCTCCTTGGGCGGTACGCGCGGTCCTGGAGCGCGACGTCAAAACTTCGTGATTTCGACCTGAATGCTTTCCGTGTTCGCGTCGTTCTGGAACGCATCCTGGAGCTGTTGGAACGCCCACTGGCGCGCCTGCTGCTCAGTCGGCTCGGTCGAGGTAAACGCTTCTGAATGATCGTTAGGGTCAGGTGGAACCTTGAACGTTCTCTGACTTGTCGCGAGCCACGGCATCACGTCACCTCCTTCTCACTTCACAAGCCCATAAAGGGCGAGATCGACCGTTCTATCGCCAGCCGTGGCCACACCGCACTGTGCGCGCCCGACAATGCGCGTGGTCTTCGGCACATCACAGGCGAACACCGGTATGCGCGGACAATTCGTCGGCCCATCAAATACCGAGGCCCATCGAAGCGCCGCGTTCGGATAGAGCACGAACTCAGCCGACGCTGCCCCTATGCCGATGTCGAGCAGCATACCTGCAGCCGCTGCTCGAGCAACGTCGCCATTGTAGCCGATCAGCCCGAACATCGCCCCGATATCTTCGGGACTGCTTGCCGTCAGCTCAGCCCAAGCGCCCTTGGTGTCCACCGTTCCACCTGGATCAATGGCAATGCCTCGGCTGGATGCGGGTGTAAACAGCGCAATGCAACGCGAGAAGCCAGGCGCGCCGCCAAGACCATCACTATGTCCAATCAAGCTGGCGTGGATAGAACCTGCACCAGTTGATCCCTTGCGACACGACAGTTGCGCGCCAGCGGCAACGTGAACTGGGATGTAAACCTGTAGTGTATGTTCTTCTGCATCTTTAGCAGCTGCAAATTCCAGGTCCGTCACAATCTCATAACGATTTGTGCCGTCGCTCACACCGAGGTCGACAATGTTGTCGACGCCGCCTGTGTCGAAGCTGCGCAGGCAGAGAGTAATCGCCTCATACGCAAAGGATGTAGCAGCACCAAGATTAGTCCATGTTGTACCTGTCGCTATCGCTGTTCCCTGCGATGTCGCCGAAACTTCTCCGCGAGCCTCGTGTCTTCCGCCGCTTCCACCAGGCTGCCACATCAACGCACCAGACCGTACACGGCAAGGTCTATATCGCGGTCACTATCAGTTGTCACGTCGCATTGGGCTCGCGCAGCAACGCGTGTTGCAATCGCGATTTGCGCCGCGATAGGTTGAAAAAACACATCGTTGGGACCATCCCAGGTAGTTCCCCAACCAAAACTAATGTCAGGGACCAGTACAAACTCGCTGCCACCTGCACCAAGCCCTATGTCAAGCAGCATACTGGCTGTCGCTGCTCTCGCTATGTCACCATTATATCCAACCACGCCGAACAGCGCCGCAACATCGACCGACGACGATGCCGTCAGCTCAGCCCATGCTCCCTTGGTGTTGGCCGTGCCACCTGGATCGACATTGATTCCACGCGACAAAGCCGGCGTGAACAACGCCACCACGCGGCTGAAGCCGGGAAAGCCGCCAGGATTAGCACTGTGCCCGACGATGAGGCAGGCGCAGATCGCCGATGCCGTGCTCGACGCAACCCGCGCCACGACCAAGGCGCCGGCCGGCACGTGCACCGGAACGAACATCTGTAGGTTTTGCTCATCCGCCTGCTTGAACGCCGCAAAATGCAGATCGGGCAGCAGAATAGAATTGTTTCCGGCGCCGTCGTCGATGCCGATGTCGATCATGTAGTCGGCCGCGGGCTGCGGGCGGTGCAGATAAACAGTGAAGCCTTCATAGGTAAAGCCTGTTGCGGCCCCAAGCGCCGACCATACCCCTTTTACGTTGATAGTGGCTGATGCCGTGAGTACTGTGCCGCGCGAGCTTGAAAAGTCTTCGCCACGGCTTTCATGCCTTGCATTGGCCGTGTTCGCCGGAAGGTGCACGACTTCACCTCATGCGTTGTAGATTGCCCACTCGAACGTTCTCGAAGTCCCCTGTGTCTGCTTGAGCGTCAGCTTGTAGTGATGCGGCGAGATCAGCGGCGGGCTGATCCATTGCGTTTCGCTCTGAACACCGATCAGCGACCAGACCTTGATGAGCTTCTCGCCGTCGCCCGAGCGCACCTTGCCGTAGATGCGCAATTCCAGAATGTCCGGCGTCGTGCCGCCCACGAGCGCGTCAACTTCGATCGTCGATTGGTACACGCCCGCATCCGTGACGGTTGCGAGCGTGTGCTCGGTTGTCACCGTGGCCGACTGCGACCCGGAAGTTTTGACCGCGACGACCATGAGATGCGATTACCGCTCGGCGAAGTTGAGGCCCCATGTCCAGTTCGTGAGCGTCGCCGGGGCCACGGGCAGGAACAACCCGAGGCCGGACGCGAAGCCCGCCGGGAGGACGATCGTCTCGTTCGGCGTCGGCACCCAGAGGTAGCCGTTGAGCACGTTGAAGGCGTCGTCGAAGATCGCCGTCTTGCCGCCCGCGCCTTCCACCGATGCGTTGACACCAGCAGTGCCTGCCGCGCCAGCGGTGCCGCCGACGATGGTTGATATCGCCTCTTGGCGCTTCAACTTTTCCGGCGTCTTCGAGGTGAGCGTCGGAAACACGGTGACTTGCGTTTCCAACTGCACGCGCTGTTGCGCGCTCGTCGCGTTCGCACTTTGCCCGACCCAGGCGCGCAGGAATTCTAGGTTGATGTTGGGTGCGGCGATCGGGTTGACGAAGGAGAGCGTCGTCGCGCCCGCAATGGTGGTGCCGCCTGCACCGACAGTGAATTCACGAGACATGGGACTTTTCCTTTCTTAGACGAACGAACGCCCGTTCCAGGCTTTGCGCCCTTCCGGGCCGAAGATGCTGATCTTGCCGTTGCGCCGCTCTATGCGGTTCGCGCGCTCGCCGGCGGGAAAGCCGTTTCTGAGCACATCGAAGGCGAACTCGCCGCGCGAGATGATGCTATCCATGCCGAGCACCCACACATCGCCCGCCTCGTCCGTGATGTGCAGCGCCGGCGGCGAGGAGACGTAGTTCTCCGTGACGTGCGTCTGCGGCCCCTTGCGCCGCGCGAACTCGAAACCGGCGAAGGCTATCGTCTCGGTCATCGGTGCTGGACCATCAAGAAAAAGGGCGGCGCGAGGCCGCCCAAGTTGAGGGAGGAGAAACGCCCTCGTGGTTAAAGGGCAGGCACTGCTGCGTCAGCGCTCGCGCGCTTCACGCTCCGGTTTGCGCGCGCGCATCATGCGATCGACGGGCGCGCGCTTGACTTGTTCGTCGAGATATTCGGCAACGCCGCGCTCGACGAGAAGTTCCGCGGACGATTGCGGCATCTCCGGGATGACGTCGCCGATGCAATAGTTTTCCCATGCCTTGAGCAAGCGAATGCGGCGGATCATATTCACGCCGCTCTCTTGCGGTGTTGTTCGGTCAATACGCGATCAACCGACCAACCGCTCGCCAGACGGCCAAACAAGGTTCTCGGGCTCGCACCAACACGCCTTGCCCACTGCGTCACCGAAAGGGTGACTCCATCATAGGTGAGCAGGACGGTTCTGCGCGTATTGTTGTTCTGCACTTCCCTCGTTGCCCAACGACAATTGCCCGGTCGATAGTCACCGTTGGTGTTAATACGATCTATCGTGTGTTGCGCGTTAGGTGCAGGGCCCACGTCTCTCAGAAAGGTGGCGAAGTCGTCACGCCACTCTTTGCATACGCGAATGCCACGCGCCCCATAATGTCGATAGCTGATGTTTGTTGAGCGGTGACACCTGCCTATCATTGCGTCCCACGCCCGATATTCTTTTGTCGTAACGTTGCCGACGGCATGACCATGCGTCGGTATATTTCCACCAGCTTCACTCAAACCGCAGCCGCAACTCTTTGTGTTTCCAGACGTAAGCCAGCTTGTACGAGCGGTTGTAGTTGTCCCGCAATCGCACTTGCAGGTCCAGCGTGGTCTGACACCATCGTGACCAACGCTAAGCGCGATCAGCCTACCAAACCGCTGGCCCGTCAAATCTCTTGGTGCTGGCACGATTTCGTCACTCCGCTGCGAACCTTGACGATACCTGAGAATTAGGCGGGAGCCCATGATCATACATACGCTCCACCTCTTCCGCAGTCGGCAGCGTCTCGCGCGGCACAAATGCGAACCTGTGCCGACCATCCTCTTTTCGATAGACAATGCGCACGCCGTCGTAGCCGTAGGCGTACACATCCTCCGGGCTATCATCGACCAGCGTGTCGCAGATCACCGTGTTTTGCGGCAGGCCGAGCTTGATCCCGCGCGCGTCGGCCACGCCGAGCCAATATTCCACACAAGCACGCCCGCGTTCCGCCTTGTTGACGTTCGTGTAGCCGAAATCGCAGCCGAAGAGGCTGATCTTCTCGACCTTGCGATGGATCGCGTAGGCCACGGCATAGGCCACGGTGTTGTTGAAGTAGACGGACCCCAAATCGTTGACCACGTCCTCAAACGGATAGGCGATCGTCGCCGGATAATCGGCGTGCGGCACGCTGGTCATCACGGGCGTCGTCGTCTTTTTCAACCAGCACAGCATGTGCGCGATGTTCGTGTCTGGCCTCGCCGCGGCGCGAATTTCCTGCACGCGCACGTCGTCCATGTGAAACACGAGGTCGCACTGAATGACGCCGCCCATTGCGTTGATCGCCCACACCTCATCGCAATAGACGTGACGGTCGCCGAGCTGCTTGATGTTGGCGATGTAGCTTTCGGCCGAGCCGCCCATCGCGACGATCGAAACGTGCTTCAGCCTCTTCGGTTCGTCGGCGACGCGGCGCGGCACGAGCGTCTCGACGTTGGCGACGGGCGAACACTTCACGACCAGCGTGCGACCTTCGACATCGCGTTCGACAGGCGACTCCGGCCCTTTCTGTCCCCACCACTCATCGACGCGCCAACCGCAATCGTTGAGCAGGTTTTCCAGTTCTTCGCGCGTGTAATGGCGCTCGTGGAACTTGATCGTTCCCTGCGGCGTGCGGAACGTATAGACGGCTTCGTTCGGCACTGACGCAAATAGCGTCTTGACGCCGCCCGCCTTCAGATTGCGCAGGAACGGTTTCGGATCGGCGATGTGTTCGATGATCTCGAACGCCGTGGCGACGCGGGCCGAGTACAGCATCGCATCGGTGCGTTGTAAGTCTTGGACGCCATAGACGATATTGCCGCGCTTCCAATTCTTCTCGGCGAACTCGATCGTTTCAGCATCTCCGTCGCAGCCGAACACCCATTGCGCCCGCTCCGCGAGCACCGTCGCCCCGTACCCGATGCCGCAACCGCAATCGAGCACGATATCGGTCGGCGCCAATTGAGCGGCGGCCCAACGATATCGCTCGACGTGATCGTTTCTGATCTCGTCGAGCCTCGTCGTGACCTGCCGCTCGCCATCGCGCAGCGGCATTAGGCCTGCACCTGCGACGTCCGCGGATCGACCTCGGCTTCGGAGAGCACGAACGCCGCCGCGACAGGCGGGGCGGCCGTCGCCGTGTTGACGATCTTGGCCTGCAGATACCGCTTGTTGCCCTTGTAGCCGAGGCGTTTCGAGAGGTTGTCGCCAACGCCGTCCGTGCGCACGGCTTGGCCGAGGCCCACGCCCGCCTCCGTGCCTTCCATATCGGCGTCGGCCACGGAAGCCAGGGCGCCGGTCGCATCGCCGTGCAGTAGCGTGACGGTGAACGTCGCCGCGGTCGACGT